ACACAGAGTTTCCAGTTCCAACACCTTGAAAACCATTAATAGATTTTACTGGTCCTTGAAATGTAGTTTTTGCCATGATTATATCCTCCTAGTTTTACGAACATAGTCTCTAGGCCGTCGACTATACGCGTCTATGTTCTAATTAATTGTATAGTGATTAATTTATATATCAGATTTTAATAAAGCGCAAGAGAGCCTATGATGCGGATTGGTTTTTTCCAACGATGTAGCTTTTTATTAAGTAGCTACAGAAACTTGAGGAGCTGCACCATCAATTTTATTCTGAAGATGTGCTTTTTCAGCTTCAGCTGATCTTATATGGCTAAGAACCTCTTTAACTTTTCTATCGATCTTAACCATGTTGAGAGTATATCTACCCTCTTTCAGATGCTCCTGCTCCCACTCTAGATCCAACACTCTCTTCTGGGAGTATAGGTTTTCCAGTTGTTGCATTATCGCCTCCATTAATAACCTCCTCATAGGTTATTCTTTTTACTCTTGGATCATGCATTTCTCCAAGATAATCCCATTTTATATCATTTTTTCCCAATCTGTCAACTATTGCATTTTCGATATCTAATGGGGCATCCACAGAATTTATAATAAAATCTGCGTGCATATGGTAGGCAAAAATTTGTACTCTGAATTTTTTAAGGGGCATTTTTCCTTTCTATATTTAAAAAGGGGCGGAAATGTGTCCGCCCCTTTAATTATGTATTAAGCACCTTCTACGCCAAAGATACCTCTAAAGTCAGATACTCCAAATGAATATCTTTCTCTAGCTTTGTATCTTACGTTACCAGTATCGAAATCACCTTCCATCGCTGTTTTGATAGGAGATCTTTCGAAATACTTCATACCGTTTGGCACGTCAGTAATAATGTAGAACGCATCTGTGTCAGTTAAAAAGTTATTAACTCTGTAACCTTGTGGGATCATTCCCATTGATGCAATTGCGTTAACATCATTGTCTGCTGTTCCAGTTCTACCTGCAGATTTCATCAATCTTTCAGCTGTGAACTGAAGTTCTGAAGGAACAATCATTTTTATTCCTCTTGCAGCAACCTTAAGTCCTCTTTCATCAGTAAATGCATTAATATCAATTAATGATTGCTCTAATGAAGTTTCGTTTAGGTCAGCTTGCGTTGTCAATGTGTTTTTCACATTACCTGCAATTGTAGGGTGTGATGTACTGAATAAGTTCGCACCATCACCTGATGTGAATTTTCCAGTTGTCACACTTGGTAATCCATTATTTAGGATCGCCGCTGCTTTAACTTGTTTAGTATTCGCCATAGATCTAGCTAATGCTTTTGTATATCTAGATGAAAGTTGGTCGTACAAGTTATCTTCGATTGCTTCCTCAGTTATTGAGAAGGCAAGAGCCACTGTCTCGTGTGTGTATCTTGCAGTGTAAGTCTCTTGAGCATTGTCAAAAGCTACACCAGAACCTTCTGGTTTAACCTGAGCTCTAGCAAATCCTGATAACATTACTTCCTCTTCAAACGCTCTGTCTGAACTTTCAGTAGTATAGATCTCAGCATGCTGATTCTCATAACGATTATATTCCAGGCCGAATAAGGCATTCAAACCTG